GAATTATAGAATCCCCACTTAACTTCCCTTTAACATCTTTTCCCAGTTTTTATGCTGGTTCACTTAGATCTCAGACCCCGCGAAGAGTCTTACAGTGTCTTATCCAATTGCAAATTTTATTCTTTTTTGAACAATAATGTTCAAAGGCTATCTTTCCTTCAACGCCTATAAATTTATTCATAACCAGATGGTTCAAAATAAAAAAAATTAAAAGATAGAGAAAAGAAAAATAAAAACGAAAATTTGAAATTTGTCTATTTTGGAATTTTATTCCAGGCTATCTTTCCGTCGACGCCTAAAGATCTAGATAAGATTAACAGTTAAATTAAGAATCAAAAGCCATTCTTGATCAAAGTAAAGACTATTCACACATGAATGTATCACAGAATTTAAAAATTTGTTTGTACCCAAGAGTTCATACCAAAGTCAGAAAACAACCGTCCCGATCTTGGCGAGGACGAAACAATGGTTGTTTCTTATAAGTTTGATATTACCAAATTTTAAAATTCAATTAATACAATCACCCATGAAATCGTAATTAAATCTCATTTCAAGTAATGCCTATTGAAGTTGCACCCCAATTTAAAAGTATTCAGAGCTTATTTAATTTTTCACATAACAGAGACCAAAAAGAGTACCATGATATGCAAGAGCATCATAATTCATAGCTTCACCATTATGAGTAGCTTCTGTTTTAACAGGAGTTCCAATAGCAGCATTTGGTGGTATAATAACTAATTCTCCCATATCAATATCAGTACAGGTAGATATAGCAACAATTAAATAAGTAGTACCAGTGGTGACAACAGTAGTTGTTATTCCAGTAGCACTTAATGTCCATAAAGATGAAGTTCCTACTAAAGATACTTGTTCACTCAACACACCTATTTGATCAAATAGATATGATATTTCGAGATACAGGTTTCCGATAGCACTTAACGTGTGACCAGTTGTTGAAGTAACAAAAAAGTTGTATGGGTAGTGATCTTGTAAGTTTGTACTTAACAGGTTAAATTTTGGTTGTAATTTAACATGAACTTTAGTTGGCATCCATGCAGGAGTTATATTAGCACCTAATTCCGACAGAGTTGTTTGTAATACAGTAGTGTCTTGAGTAACTTCTTGATTATTAGGTAGTCCAGATATGAATACTACTCCTGTTTCATTTGTTCCTTGTGAAGGCGCAAAATATAGTGTTGCGGAAGTAACTGAAAATTTTGAATAGCTCAAAGCAGTTCGTGACAATCTACCAGTGTAAAATAATGGATGAATAGGTATACATGTAGCTTGTCCGGTTAATAACGTAACAGGTATCGGTACACATGCTGAGCCTCCCTTTGCAGTTAAGTTAGTAAATGTTTTAACAGTATTACTCAATTGTAGGGGAATAGATACATTGCCAATACGTGATTGGCGATCTGGGATTTTATTATTAATCCTGTTTCTATTTTTGTTTTTTGTTTTGGATTTAGGTCTTCTTGACATAGGTCCAAATTTACGTTGGGATTTGCTTTTACCCACTCGTTGTTGATTATTGTATTTAGTTGACATAATCAGTAGAAAATTTTGTTGTTTTAGTTTAAAATTTTTCTCGTCCTACCTAATAAGAGGATAGGGGCCCTTGACTGGAAAATGAAGTTTTTAATAAAATGTGAGCCCAGTGTCATAGCTCTTTTTCATGAATCTAAATGGCATACATAAATCCTGAACAGTTTCTGCTTTCTCAATCGATGCCTCTAGCATCAGTTGCATTTCGATTGATATTCCAAAATGATTGAAATACAACAGCCTATCCGACATGACGGGTTCAATCCATTCGAAATTCTTGTTCTCGGTGTTCGTGTATACATAAAAATCCCACCATTTACTAGAAACTTCATTTCGATACTTTCCTTCTCCTAGAATATTCAATAACTTATAGGTTAATTTACCAATTATAGGTGTATATTTTCCTAAAACATGTATTGACATCGCCTTGGCGCGTAACAATTCATCAGTTATTTTTTTATTGGATCTTGAGTAAATACTAC